ATGATATCGCAGGGCAAGATAACGGTGCCATATGTGCGTGGGCGTGGCAGTAGCTTGGCGGCATCGCAGAGTTTGAGTCAGTCGTACCGTGTCAACCTTGACGGCGACACTGCCGTGATTACAAGTGATGCCACGTATGCGCCGTATGTCATCGGCGACCAGCAAGCCGAGATACACAAGGGGCGGTGGCTCACCGCACAGCAAGCCGCAAAAGCCGTGGCAGATCGAGGCGAACTTGAGCTGATTGTGCGCCGCACGTTAGAAGGGATGAAACTGTAATGCCCTACCACATCGAAGCAGAAGACAGCGTGTATTGCGTCTACAAAGACGGCGACCCCGAGGCCTTGCAGTGCTACGACAATGAGAGCGACGCCGAAGCCTATCTCACCGCGCTGAACATCGCCACCGCTGAGGAGACCAAAGCCGAGAGCGATACGCACACGCCGCCGGAAGCGGTGGCAGACAATGCCCGCATGGCGCTCGAAGTCAGAGCGGAGAAGCCGCCGAGTCAGCGCGGCATGACCCCGGTTGGCCTTGCTCGAGCACGGCAGTTAGCCAATCGTCAGCCCGTGAGTGTGGCCACGCTCCGGCGCATGGCGTCCTACTTTGCTCGGCATGAAGTCGACAAGGACGGGGCGACGTGGGAGGAGCAGGGCAAAGGGTGGCAAGCATGGATGGGCTGGGGTGGCGATGAGGGCTGGGCATGGGCTCGGCGCATCATCGAAGCGGAGGATACAAAAGCATTTGACGCCTCCCATATAATGGAAATAGGAGGACAAGCGATGGAAGACACAGTGAAATCACTGCCTACAGCGGTGAAGGCCATTGGCGAGTACACGGTCAAGGGCAAGGGCATCGTATATGGCGGATTCGACCTCACCGAAGACCGCTTCACTGCCGATACCGACCTCGGCGGTTCACGGCCATTCGAGGGCATGCCCGTGTTTTACGACCACGCCATGGGCGGTATCAAGTCGCAAATCGGCATGGTCAAGGCGTGGGTTCCCACGGATGACGGCATCGATGTGGAGATTGAGCTCGATCGCCGCCACCAGTACGCCAGCGAAGTGATGAAACTTGTCGAAGCCGGCGCACTCGGACTCAGCACCGGCGCCGTGTCGCACCTGGTCGTACGTCAACCTATCAAGGGCGGCTACGAAATCAAGCGCTGGCACGTCGCTGAAATTAGCTTGACCCCGACCCCAGCGGAGCCCCGCACTACTACCGAAGTCAAGAGCGAAGAGGTTAATTCTGCGAGCATGGCTGCAGATGAGACGATGCCTGACGATACAGAGACCACACCAGACGCGGCCGAAGTGGCCACCGAATCACCAGAGGAGACCAAAGCCATGCCAGAGGGCATCATCGACAACGCTCGCAACGACGAGCCACAGGTAAAGGCGGCATTGCCCGCCGCTCCGTCCGACAATCCGTTCGACAGCAACGAGTACTACCGCGCATACAAGCGCTTCATCGATGTGAAGAACCCCATCGAAAAGCAGGACGACGCCAGCGACGTGTTCACCACGCTGCGCAATGCCACCAAGGCGTACGCCGTCAAGACGCAGACCGAAGGCACCAACAACGACGGTGGCTTCACGGCTCCAACCGCAGTCAACCGCATGGTCGTCGCCCGCCGTGACGAATCGAGCCTGCTTGGCAAGTTCCGATTCATGCGCGTAACCACGGACACTTGGAAAGTGGTCGTGCCTGCACAGAGCACCAAGGCCACAGCCGCCATCGTCGGTGAAGGCGTCACCGCTACCGCCAGCGAGCCCAACATCGCCAACACCAAGACCATCCAGCTCTACAAAGACACCTTGGAGTTTGCCATCACCGAGGAACTGTTGGCCGACACCGCCAGCAACTACGAAGAGTTTCTCATGAACGAGATTGCCCGCGCCATGGCGGTGAGCGTCAACACGTTCATCATCAAGGGCACGGGCTCGTCACAGCCCTACGGCATCTATGCCCGCGTGACCAACGACGTCCCGCTCGGCGCCACCACGGCGACCTCGGCGCAGATTCTCAGCGTGAGCACGGGTATCAACGGTGAGTACATGACCGACGGCGAAACCGGCTGGATTATGCGCAATGCCACTTGGGGCGTTGCCCGTGGCCTCGACCTTGCCAACACGGGTATGCTTCTGACCAGCATGGAGGGCGGGGTGCGCCGCATCGAGTCATGGCCAGTAGCGCTCAGTGAGCAGGTGGACGCCTACGGCACCAGCACCAACGAGCCACTCATCTTCGGAAACTTTAACTACTACGCATTCGCCGAGCGCACCGCCGGTGTGCAGATCGATCGCGACTACAACCCGCGTACGGGCGTCACCTACATGATTGCCAAGTGGCGCTTCGGTGGCGATGTGACCCAGCCAGAAGCCTTCGCTATCGGCAAGCACGCCTAATATGACACTGGGGAGCGCTGACGGATCCATCAGCGCTCCCCACTGGAGCGCTATGAAAATCATGTTACTGTACGCCATGGCTGCACTGGGACAAGCGGGGGAGCTCATCATTCATGCGCCGGGCGACATTATCGAACTCAGCGAAAGCGAAGCGCAGACGCTGATTGCACAGGGGCAGGCAATGCTGATTGAGGAGCCCGACCCCGTCCCAGCAAAGCGCACGACGAAGAAGGTTTTGTAGCATGGCATACTTCACGACGGCAGAGCTAAAGGCATACTTGGGCATCACGTCGTCGTCGGATGATGTCCAGCTTGGCTACCTGCCTGACCGGGTCACGGCGGCGATTGACACGTACTGCCATCGCCACTTTGAGCCCGAGTCCGAGCACGGCCCCGCCGCATCGCATACGCACTATTTCACCGCACTGCTGACTGTGGATGGCGGCGATTTGCTCGACTGGCGCACGCTCAACCTCAACCACGACCTGGCAGAGCTCACAAGCATCACCAACGGTGACGGGACGGTCATTTCTGCGAGCGACGTGGTGCTGCTTCCGCTCAATGTGAAGCCAATCAACTTTATCCGCATCAAAAGCGGGGTTAACGTCACGTGGACGTACACCACCTCACCAGAAGCGGCGATTGCTGTCGCTGGCAAGTGGTCGTACAGCCTCGACATCCCCGCCGATGTGAAAGCGGCGGCACTGCGTTGGGGAGCGCACCTCTACCGACTGCGCACGGGTGCAACATCCGTCCCCGCTGACATCACGGTGAGCGCTGATGGCAGTGCCTTTGCATCGAACCGCATCCCCAGCGATGTGGCGCAGATGCTCAAGCCCTACGTGCGGAGGTCATAGCATGGCAAGCAACCTCGACGGCATCTTGGACGCACTCGAAGCGATGAGCATCACCGGGTACAGCTACACTGTCCTGCGAGGCTCAACGCTGAAGAACGTCGTCGACATCGCCACCACGCCGTGTCGCATCATCAGCGCCATTGGGATAGAGTCTGGCCAAGCCGGGCAGATGACCCCCGTAGCGAATGGCGTTGTACGCATCACGTGGACGATTACCGACAGTGCCCTCATGCGTCCTGCATCGCTGGGCATTGGACTATCAGACATCGCTCCAGCGATGGAGGGCTATGTGACCGCATATCACGATGCTTTGCGCAGTCTGCACACAACGGCGCATCGTTGGACCATCACCGAGCCGCGGCTCCGCTCACAGATACTCGAGTGGCCAGCGGCGTCGGGACAGTATTTTGACGCAGTCGTCGCTACGCTGAGCGTGGTCGACATCATCCAGTAAGGAGGCATAGCATGCCAGGCATCGAATCCGCCATTACGGGCAACAAGTGGACGCTGAGCGTTAAAATCGGCGACGGCGCATACGCCAGCATCGCTGCACGGAACTTGAGCTTCACACCTCCTCCGATCGGGCGTGAGGTGGGCGAGTACTACACGCCGGACAGCAACTACGCCAAAGGCGTCGTCGGGCCATACACGTCGGGCGACATGACCATCAGCATCATCTACACAGAGACCGCTTCGGAAGCATGGCGACTCCTCGAGGCGGCCGTGCATGACGGCACGAGCGTACAGCTCAAGTGGAGCATGGCAGACAGCACGGGCTACACGGAGACGGCGCCGGGCTGTAAAATCCGCTCCGTCATGCCGCCAGAGGGCATCGCAGGCAACGCCGAGGTGCTGGCCACGGAAATCGTAGTGTGGGTACCCGGCTTCAACGAATTCACCGCCGCCGCATAGCAGGGCCGGGCGGTGTGACGGGACACCACACCGCCCCGCCGATACTTTGTGTCCCATGCAGAGGAGTGTCCCACATGGAGTACATCGTTAACCCCGATAACATCTACCTCGACGACATCGCCGAGCTGAGCGACGCACTGAAATCCTCGGACTTCCGGCGCATCAACGCCGTGCTTCTGCGATGCGTGAGCGACGCCGACGGCAACCCGGTCGAGCGCATCAAGGCGACGCATGCGGTGAGTCTGGCCAAGCGCATCATCGAAGCCATCACGGAGCAAGACCTGGGAAAATGAAGCTGGCGGTGATGGAGCATCTTTGGACAGATGGGGCGATGCCGTATGAGTACCTTGAGCTCATCCTGTGCCGCGATGTCTACCACTGCCCACCGTCGCAGCTCCCACCATGGCACAAAGTCCGTCGACATCTGGCGATGATGGAGGTTGAGGCCGAGGTGCAGAAGCTCCGCAGTAGGAAGAGGAAGTAGCATGGCCGAGACCGTCATCATACGATTTAAGGGCGAGGACGAAGTGAGCCCCGTCGCCGACAAGGTGGCGGGCAGTGTCGACAACGTTGCCAGCAGTGCCAAGAGCGCGGGCAAGGGCTTTAGTGCGCTTGGTGAAATCGGCATCGGCGCACTGCGCGGCATCGGCGAATTGGCGCTCGAATTCGGCAAAGGCGCATTTACCGGCGCGGTCGACTTTTTCAAATCGTCGGTGCAGGGTGCCGCTGAGTATCAGAGTGCACTCGCTCAGACCGAGGCGGTGCTCCGCTCCACCGGCGGCGCCGTCGGCGTCACGTCACAGGAACTCGAGACGCTTGCGCGCAACTTGTCGGCGGTGAGCGGGCAAAGCCTGTTTACCGATGACCAAATCCTCAGCGCGCAAAACGTCTTACTGACCTTCACTAACATTAAAGAGTTTGAGTTTGCCGACGCCACCGCCGCCATTGTCGACCTCAGTCAAGCCATGGGGCAAGACCTGCAGAGCTCGGCAGTGCAGGTTGGTAAAGCACTCAACGACCCTGCCGAAGGTATCACCGCACTGACCCGCGTGGGTGTCAGCTTCACCGAGCAACAAAAAGAGCAGGTCAAGGCGCTGATGGAGACCGGCAAAATGGCAGAAGCCCAGCGCATCATCCTGTCAGAGCTTGAAAGGCAATTTGGCGGAAGCGGCGCGGCGGCGGCGCAGACCTTTGCCGGACAAATGGTGGTGATGCAGGAGAAAATCGAAGACGCAAAGGGCGCCATCGGCGATGCGCTTCTGCCACTTTTGAGCGAAATGACCACGGTCTTTTCTAGTCAGGTTCTACCGATTATTCAAGACGTCACCGCACGCATCGGCGCATTTTTTCAGCGCATCAGCGACAGCGGCGGTGTCATGGCATCGCTTGACGGCGTCAAGCAGAGCATCATGCGGTTTGTCGAATCACAGCCTGTCCTGCAAAAGCTCATTGAGCTGGGCAAGCAGGTGTGGGCAACGCTGACAAGTCTTTTCGCTGATGTGACCGAGCTTGCCAGCGATCCAGCGGTGCAAAAATGGTTTAGCCAAGTCGCCTCTGTGCTCGAAGCCGTTTTCATCGCCGCCATCGATGCCACTATCCTTGCTCTGCGCGGACTGAGCATTGCCTTTAGCTACATTGTGGACGGCATCAAAATTTTTGCTCAGGCGATGACCCCGATTTTTGACTATGTGTATCCGAAGATGGCGGCCATCTTTACCGCGCTGTCTCAGCTTCTCCGCGGAGACTTTGCCGGCGCCTTTACGACGGTGCGCACCGTCATCACCACGGTCTTCTCCGACATCTACGCAGTGGTGTCACGTATCCTGGCCGATATCAACACGCAACTGCGAAACTTCATCAACAGCGTGCTTTCTTCAGCGATAAGCATCGGAAAGAGCATCGTGGACGGCATCGCCAAGGGCATCTCGCAAGCAAAGGCGGCGGTAGAAAAGGCGCTGAAAGACGTCATCGACGCGGCCATCAACCGCATCAAAGACATGCTCGGGATTCGCAGTGCTACAAGTAAGCTGATGTCGGACGCCATCAGCGCGCCGCTCACGCAGGGCTTAGCCGCAGGGCTCGCATCGGGGGTTCCGCTGGTCGAGCGGTCGGCGGCGATGGCACGCACGGCGGTGGAGTCAAGCAACGTGCAAAACTTCTACCTGAATGCGAACTACCAAACCACGCAAAGCCAATCCTCGATCACCACTGACCTGCGCGCCATGCAATTACTAGCAGGAGGGGTCGCCTAATGGCATACAGCATCACCTACACTACCGCGAGCGTCACCTATGACCTGAACGGCGTTAACGCCGGGCTCGGTATCACCATCAGATACCTAGGAGACCAGGGCTTTGGCATGGCGCCCATTCAGCGCATCACACAGCGCGGGCCACTGCAGCAGGGCGATACCGATGTAGGATACCGGCTCAATCCTCGCGTCATTCAGCTCCCGCTCCTCGTGGAGGCCATGACGATGGACGCGGGATATACCGCACGCAAGGGGCTGGTGAAGATTTTTACGCCAGCCAACGGCGCCGGCATTCTGCGCATCACGACTGACCTGTACGACCGTGCCATCCTCGTGGTACCCATGGGCGGGCTCGACTACAACCAAGACCCGGGACAAGGCTACCATATCCGCACGGTGGTACAGCTCCGTGCGGCTGATCCGACGTGGTACGACCCCACCATCGTCAACGCGGCTCAGACCCCAACCATCAGCGGAACCCCCACGCCCGTCCCGCTGACGATTCCGTGGACGGTGGGGTCGAGCTCCATTAACTCGACCCTCAGCTTTACCTACGATGGTGATTTCCCGTCTTATCCCATCATCAGCGCGACGGGGCCGATTACGGGGCTCACCATCACACACACCACGTCCGGCTATGTCATCGCGGTAACTGGCACCATCCCTGCAGGGGAGACGTGGACGTTTGACCTGCGCTACGGACAAAAAACCGTGACGAATCAGGCGGGGGACAACAAGATTTCAAGCATTACCAGCGGGTCGAATTTGGCTGACTTCGCGGTTATCCTCGGCGCCAACGCCATCACCGTGGCAGGCACGGCCACCACATCAGCGAGCACCGTAAATCTCACGTACTACATACGATATACAGGAGTATGACGACATGGCAGAGCAAAGCATGTTTTGGCCGACCACAGGGACAGGCGACGGCGTCAGCGGTGGCTACACCGATGCCCGTCTGAAAACCATCTGGAAGGCGGCGCTGGGCAACGGCGTCCTGCAGTATCTCAACAACCTTGCGGCGACCGGCACGGGCACGTCAACGCTCGCAGTCAACACGGGCGCGGCACTGGTCGAAGGGTACTTGTATGAGAACGACACTTCGGCATCCATCGCCACCGCGTCGCTGGGCTCGGCAACCTACGGGCTGTACGTCATCGCCAACGAGGACGCTAGTGCCCTCACCGTGTCCCGCTCGGTGGCAGGCACGACCATCGGCGCAAAGACCACGCGGCTGGCGTTGAATTCCACGACGCCGACCCAACCGTACATCAAGATTGCTACGGTGGTCACGTCGGGCGGAAGCATCACCAGCATCACCGCAGAAAATAACCGCTACGCGACCAGCCGTGTCAAGACGGTGGGCAGCAGCACGCTGGCGGTAGGAACGCGCACGACCAATCAAAGCATCGCCAACAACACGAGCACGGTCATCACGTTCGGCTCGGTGACAAATTCCGATTACGTGACGGGCGTAGCTGGCACAGGTGTTTTTACCATCAAGGAGTCGGGGATATACAGCCTACAGGGCGGATACGCCTTTGCATACAATGCGACTGGCGAGCGCTCAAGCTGGGTCGCCATCAACGCCGCTATCCAGACCACCACCCTCGCTCAGTTCACAGCTACGGCAGCCGGCACATCAAGCACGCGGTATCTCATGGCCACGCAGTTTGAGCTCGTCGCAGGTGATACCGTGGAGTTTTATGCTTATCAGAGTTCGGGCGGCGCACTTAATCTCTCTATTGCACGGTGCACCATCGCGAGGCTCGGATGAGCGTCAGCTATACGCTCATCATCTATGACAGCGCGGGCACGCGGCTGGCGTATAGCGACGATATGCTGGAGATTGGTGCAAACCGGGTGGTGAACGGCATCGACATCATCAGCATTTCGTATCTGACCAGTGCCAACGCCGTGCAGTACCTCACGGCGGACAGCATTGTGGAGCTGTACCGCCAAGACCCCGACGCGGGCATTGCATCGTACCGCGAGTTTTCGGGCATCGTCCGCGAGGTGCGGCGCACGGTCACCGACTCCGACATCACCGCGATACGCGCCGTGGGCTTCATCGCCCTCCTCGCAGATCGCATCGTGGCATACCGCGCAGGCGTGGCCAATCGCACCGTCTTTAGCGCGGTGCCTGCCGAAACGATTCTCAAAACCCTCTTCGACTATAACCTCGGAAGCAACGCCACGACGGGCAACGGCAGGCTTCTCAGTGGTGTCCTGACGGGTGCGACCACAAGCGCATCAGCAGGCACGGGCAACGTCATCAGCATTGCATGTCATGCGGACGTGGTACTGTCTGCCATGCAGGCGGTGCAGGAAGTGTCCGGCGGTGACTTCGACATCATCTACACCGCTCCGGCGTCGTACGCCTTTACGTGGTACCTCGGACAGCGCGGCACCGACCGCACCGCCAGCGTGATTTTCAGCGTGCCCAATGGCTCAATTAGTGCGCTCGTGACCTCATACAATTCCGTGACCGATACGACCGCGGCGATTGTCGGAGGACAGGGCGAAGGGGTCGACCGCGTTTTTTCCGTGCGTCCCACCGCGCTCCCCACGGGGCTTGGACTGCGTGAGACGTGGGTGGATGCGCGGAACTCGACGACGCTTGCTGAGTACCAGCAACGCGGCGACATCACGCTGGAGGAGGCTACGCGCAGGCGCAGTCGCATCGAAGTGGCGATTGCGCAGACACAGGGACTGCGCTACGGGCGCGATTACTTTTTGGGCGACCTCGTGTCCATCAATGTGGGCGGCATCCTATACACACGAAAGATTTTAAGCGTGGCCATTCGCGCTAACTCGGACGGAAGCGAGGAAATCGATGTCGGACTCACTCCTCAGTGACTACGCACAGTCACGGCGGCGCTTTGAGCGGCTCGAGCGTATCGAGAGCACTGCACGCCGTGCGCTCACGCTGACCCGCACCGCCACGCTGAGCCTGACGACAGCAGGCACGGTCATCACGTGGCAGCAGGAGAATCGTGCATACGGTGGAATGACGTGGTCGGGCACGGACATCACGATACCCGCATCTGGCTACTACCACGTCAGCTTGGCGATTCAGGTGGCCACGGCAATCGCTACGATGACCGTGCGCTACCGCGTCGGCGGCAACGCGGTTATCCACGACACGGGCCCGATCGGAAGCGCAACACGACAAAATATGGCCACGTCCGCCATCGTCTATTGTGCGGCTTCTGACGTGCTGAGCGTTCAGCTCGTACCCAGCGTCAACGTGACGCTTGATGTCAACGCCGAGACCGCCGCCAATGCCTCACCGATTTTGCATATCGTCAGCCTATAGGAGAGCCTATGTACTACCGCATCTATGACATTGCATCGCTCACTACGCAGTACACCGATGACCTCGGAAACCTGTATGAAGACATCGGCGATAACCCCTTCGAGGACGTGCCTAGTGCTGACGAGGCCGTGCAGATGGTGCGCACCGAGCGCAATGCAAGGCTGTCTGATTGCGACTGGACACAGCTTGCTGACTGTCCGCTCCCCGCGCCGACGGTGACAGAGTGGCGCATCTACCGGCAGGAGCTCCGTGATTTGATGGGCGACTTTGCATGGAACGTCTCGACATGGCCAAGCAAGCCGTGATATACTAAAAGTGCTCACGGCTCATGGGCAACTCACACTCGCCACCACGCCGCTCCCGCCACATGGGGCGGCGTTGTGGTATACTGTGAGCGTAGCAATCGGCTACACATGTCCACATGTATATATCACACCGAGCCCCGCACT